TAAAAAAGTCGTCTGGTAAATCTGCAAATATTTTTTCTGCTTTAGGATCGTTTGTTTCTGGTGCTACTTGATCTGGCGAATATCTACCTACGTTGGAATCATAATAAATTCTAAAATACTTGCCGTTGCCATAAAACACTTTTAAGTATTGACTGGCATCCTGGTCATCACCAACTGCTCTATAATTGTGTCCGTCTTTTGTGGTGCCTTTATCCCCATCAACCCAGATAGAATGCTTTTTATCTTCTTCTGGTAATCCTGCTAATTTACGCATTTTTGACATAGACTCATCTTCAACACTTTCGTATTCACCGTGGTCTTTCCAATCTGCATTATCTACTAAATCTTCTATGTAACCATGTATGACTTCGTCTCTGTCATCGTCCATATGTAAGTTATGATCCATTGCCCATTCAGTCATTTCTCGATCAAGCTCTTCGTGTGAACAGCCAATTGCTTTACAAAGACCTTCTTCACCATCTTTTTGGTATGCATCCATTAGTTCGTTATATGCTTCTTCTTCACGACTTTGTTCAGCACCTGCATCAAAACTTTCTTGTGGTTCACTTTGTGCATCGTCATCGTACTGTTTACATAAGTCTTCGTATTCGTCAGCATGTTGTGGGTGAGCAGAACAAAACTCTTCTTTAGACATGTCTTTCAAATCCATAATGATGTCTTTCATTTTGCCTTCTTCAACTGCTTCTTCACTATTAAATAATTCAGGTGCTTTTGGATCTTGGTCTAATGATGCATGACCTATTACGTCTTTAACTGTTTGTTGATGTTTAATTATTGTTTGGACATCATTATCTGATATTTCGCCATCTGAAGTTGAAGGATATGTCCAATCATCATTGACATACTCACCGGAATCTTCAACTGATGTGCCTAAATCTTCCATTGCATTACCGGCATCGGTTTGTGGTTCATCGCCCATACCCATCTGGTATAGAGTATTAAAGATGTCTGACATTTCACTTCTAATTTCTTCTTTGCTCATAGAAGCAAGTGGTAATTTAACAAATTCCATAGCCAAATCGTTTTCGTACTCGGAGTCATCTTCGATAACCTCTTTTACTTCTAAGCCAGCTCTTTTTCTTAAATCGTTTAATTCATCTACTTCATCTTCTGGTAAATTATCAGCACCTCTGAATGCTTCTGCTGGTTTATATAAACCTATCTCTTCCATTTCCTGCTGAATCTTTTCTCTCCAAGCAGTATCTCCACCAAATGGTGCTTCAAATGTGTCTGCTCCAGTTTCTTTATGTTGTTGTAATAAACCTTCGTACCACTGTATTGCATCTTCCTCATCCTCTACATTAATTTCATCTGGATGGTTGTTATCAATACTTCCTTGGTGATACCCAATCATATCTTGAAGTTTCTCTTCTGTATTCTCATACTCATATTTTTCTGCAATACCATAGTCTGATCTAATGTCATTTAGTTCCACACTTTCTAATGCACCAGATTCAGGATCAAAGTCTCTTTCGTCGCCTGCTTTTAATTCCATATTCTTAAGAGCATTTTTAACTACATCAAGTACAAATCCTCGGTCATCTTTATCAATGTCCATGAATCCTTTGTCTCTCATAGAATCTATAATTTCACTTAATTTTTTACTTACTTCTAATCCATTTTCATCAGGTAGAATTCTTTCATTTATTTCTGATAGAATACTAGATGGTGACTTCATTAATGCCTTTAGAAATTCTTCTTTCTTTACTTCGGGATCATTAACATCTTGCCCACTAGGAAATCTATTTGCAATACTCATAACAGAAGAACTTTTACTAACTGGAGAGAATTTTATCTCTTCAGGCTTTAAAGGAGTATCAAACTCTACAGGTGCATCTTCTTGAACCCCAAGTCCTGCTAATTTCATTAATGTATTTAAATCTTCGTTCATTTTATCACCTACTATTTTTTTATAAATTAAATCAAATACTGATTCATTATATTCTTTATATTGTTTATTAAAAATTTCTCTTGCAGATTCCTTATCAGGAGAATCTATTAGAGCTTTTCTAAAAGCACTTGCACTTGCTACGTCTTCACCTGATGACATAACATTTGGTGCTTGAACAATATAACCTCTTTGACTCATTGGTCTAGGGTCGTCCTTATATGTATTTATCATCTGATAATACTTTGGTTCAACTTCTCCAGTGTCCTTATTGGGTCGTAACTTCATATCTAGACCTGATTTAGTATCTATATTATTAAATGTAAATCTTGGATCATCTTCCATATCCTTTTCACCTACCGCGAAAAATATATGTGTTTTGTCAGCATCAAAATACTTTGCATAGTCGTCCCAAACATAGGGTCTATTTGCTAGTAATACTTTGTTAGGATCTATTCCTTGAGCAGTCGCAATAAGTTGTTTTTCTTTAAATGAAAAGGGAGATTTGTTTTCTTCTACTTTATTTGAAGTTCCGAAATAAACGTCTACTCCTGGGTATTCTGCCTTAAGTCTATCGTATACTTCTGCATGATGAGATAGCATAGGCTGAAATCGTCCTGGATATATAATTACCTTTTTCATATGTACTATTTATCAATAAGTACGCCAAAAACCAATCTCTCCCATCTCAATATGCTGTGGCTGATTAATAGCATAAGCGATCATATCTGCACATTCTTCTGATGTCAACATTACATTTGTGTCCCATCTGGCTTCTGTCATTTCTGTTTTAATAAATCCAGGATTAACATTTATCATTCTACATTTTCTTCCATCACTCTTAAACATCAATATAAATGCTTGGTGACTTAATGCGGCCTTGTGTGCTGAGTAGCCTGATTGGTTACCGCTCATACCAGGGTATTTACTAATACTAGAAATATTCACTATAGTCTTAGTCTTATCTCTTCTCCAATAAGCCCACAATCTATTTAAAATATCCATCTGTTTCATACCACAGTAAGCATTGTTTATAAAGACATCGCAATCTATGGTTTGTTCTACAACTTCTATTACTCCTTCTGGAGTTGATATATCAAATCCGTTTGATCTACTCATACCTATAACTTCGTGCCCTTGTTCTGATAGGACATCATGCAATCCTTTTCCTAAGCCTCTACTATGCCCAGTTAGTGCTATCTTCATAACTTACTCCTACTATATGCCATCTTGTTTCCTCACTGAAATTTATTGCTGAGTGATATCTTGTTGTATTACAAAGGTATATATTTCCTTTTTTTAAATTGTAAAATTCTGCATTTAAGAGATCTGCTCTGTTCTTATCAAAAAATCCTAAATAACAATCATCATTTGTTTTTACTGGTACATGTATTCTAGCATTTAGAATTTCTTCTATACCTATACCATCACTGTGTATACTGTAATTAGATCTTGGATCTAATTTCATTAACCTCCATCTATAGAAGTTTTTATATTTTTTTATAAGTTTTTCTATAGATGTTCCTATTAAATCTTTATTAATTTCTCTATAAAAATGTTCTTTAAGATCTAGATCTTTAATTTTGCCTGCACTAGATATCCAATCATTATCGCCGTCTAAGGATGTAAGACTTATTTGATCTTTATCCCATAGATCATTAAATCTAAGAAGATTGTTTATATCATTCCAGAGATCATCTGCATTGATGTTTTCTTCTAATATTTTTACAGGTGAGGACATAAGTATACTTATGTTTTAGATTTTGTTTTGTTCTTCTTTTTAGGTTTCTTTAACAGATGTTGTTGTGAGCCTTCTGGTGCTGACCATAGTTTATCTAATTGTACCATTGCACCATATTCGTTTATTTTAACTACTAGATTATTATTGCCTTTGTGTATTCTATGATATGTATTTTTAGGAATATATACAGTATCGCCTTCTTTAAGAGTTTTAGGTAATTGGTTATCCATTTGTAACTTCCAACCCGTACCTTCTACAATTTCAACATATCTATCTTTGCGATCTCTGTGCCATACAAGTTCTTCTGATTCTACAGACTCTGAAAACTCTCTAAGGATTGTGTTTGGGGATAGTTGCTTTTGAGTGTAAGGGTTTGTCATTACTGATAGTATCCTCTTTTTTCTAATTGTGCGCCTACTTTTTGAGCAATAGCATTCCAGGCTTCTGCGTTTCGGTTCATGTGAATACCCAGTTCTCTAACTTTCATATTAGGATGTTGTTTCTCAAGCCATTCAAATAAAGCGGCAATAATTTTAGACACTACGCCTTTATAATTACCAGCATACGCATCACCGACATTTACATATCCCATTGGTGGTTCTTCATACCCAACGTATTGTACGCCAAGAGAAAGATAGAAATCTTTTCCGTTTCCTCCGTGAAGTTCGTATTCATCAGCAGTGGTATACTGCATATACATATCTTCGTCATCAATGGCTTTTAGTGGTACATTTGGATATACTGATTTCCAGGCTTTAATAACAACAGAATTTATTTCATCGTAGTATTCTACGATTTCATCGTCATCTTCTTTGAGAATATTTTTATATATTTCGTAAAGTTTCATGGTGATTGACTACCACCATTTGCCACCTTTTACCAAGCCGTAACGTGGAAGTCTACATGCCCAGTAACCGGCTTTTTGTTTATCATTTTTCTTTTCGCAATTATGTCTTGCGGCAAATGATTTTGCTCTTGCTTTATTGCCTGATTTAGTTTTTAAGCCAGGGTCACCAAATGAAATCTTTTTAACATTTCCTTTAGGTGTTTTAACATAAACATAGTATTTTTTGCTACCGCCTCTTTTAGGCTTGTTGAGTTCTACATCTTTACCTTGATACTCTGCTTCACTAGCCATTACTTTATGTTTTTTAGGATAACTTGGTGATGTTCTCTTCATGTGATTCTTTCTAAGTCTCATTAAATCTTTACCTAACTTAGTAGAAATATCTGCTTCTTCACCGTCTTGTGATTTGAACTTCTTAGTGTTCTTGTCAAACTTAAATTCTTTGCCTCTTTGATCTTTAACAACATCTGCTACACCAACATCCTTATATACTCTTTCTTTAAGTTTAACGTCATATAAACTTTTTGCAAGAAGAGCAATCATGTCTGCTGTTTCGGAATCTTTGCTTTCAAGCTCAGCAAATAATTCTTGTGGTGTCATTTCAGTCCAACGATTTTCATCACCTAATGCCTTTGCTAACATTTTACTAATTGGTGCGTCTTCAGAATCACCTTCTTTAACTTTATTCTTTTCGTCTTTTGCTTTACGTTTTCTTTCGTCTGATGCTTTCCAAATTCTATCTGCTAAGTCTTTTTCTGTGCTTTTACTATATGGAACTGCTGGTGCTTTACCATCTTTACCGCCCATGGATTCGTTTTCAACACTTTCAGGAAATGCTATTTGTTTTGCCTTACCGGCTAATTCTGAAGCCTTTGCTCTACCTAGTTGTGGGTAGTCTGTTTTAATTTGTTGGACTATCATTCTAGGATCATCCATGTTAGGCATCATCTTTGCGGCTTGTTGTATTATAGCATCGTCGCCTGGGTAGTTTGCTTTGGCTTGTTGTCTTTGAGCATTGCGTTCATCATGATCTTGTATTTCTTTCCAACTTACATCGTCACCATCGTATGTTAAAATACCATCGTCACAACCGTAGTTGCCAAACCCATAACAGTCTTCATCATCTTCTACATTAGGACATTCTGGGCATTGGCCATCTTTAACATACATTGCTTCAACACTACTGCTTTGTTCTAATGCATCTTGTAAATCGTTGTATGCTTGACGTCTTTCTTCAGCATCATAGTAAGCATCTGGCTCACCAATCATTCCTTCTTCTGCTTCTTCAATTGATTCTTTTGGGTAGTTATGACTGTCTATATAAACACCTATGGAACCTTCAGGGTATGTTTCGTCATTTAAATCATTACTAAATTCTACTTCATCTTCACTGGCATCAAAATATCCAACTACTTTACCGTCCTTAGGAGTAATGTTGAACTTTTGTGCTATTACTTGTAATTCTTGTTCGCTATGATTTGTATTAGCATCTTCAATACCATCAAAATCCATATAACCAATTTCTTTACCGTTTTTGTCAAAATATATTAGGTCACTTGCGTAAACAAAATCATCATCATCTTCATTCAGATACGGAACATCCAACCAAACACGGCCTACACCTTTAAGTTCAACACTTTCGCCTATGTCGGTGCCAAGCATTTCTTCACTTTCCCAATCTAACTCAGGAAGTGAACCTGCTTCACGTAATTTTTTGGCTGTTTTAAATGTATCAAAGTAGGCTTCGCTTTGATATCTGAATATGCTATCACATAATGGAACTTGTTTTTTAACATGCTCTGCTAATGCTTTTAGTGAATCATTAGAATTATTCATATTATTTTCTACTATCTCAAATTGGTCGTCTGACGTTCCTGAATATCTACTAGCACTTCTACCACCATGTTGTACAGCGGCTTTGGTCTTTGCACTTGCTTGTGACATAGCAGTAACTCTATAGGTTTTACCTGTAGGCTTATGCTTGACATTATAATGTTGGAACGATTCGGATATAAAGTTTGATAGTTTCATAGAACTATTTATCAGTTTTTAGATATCTAGTTCTTTTTTTGTCCAAACAATTTCTATGCCACGCCTTGCTAGTTCGTTACTGCATTTTTGTTTGATTTTAGGCTTTTGCCCGTCATTTAGGTATTTGATTAGTTCATCTTTGGATATTTGTTTGATATAGGAATGTGTTGTTACTTTTCCTTTACCTTTTACAAAAGATGTATGTGATGGTGAAAATTTTGTTGGCATGTGTGTCTCCTAATTATTATGTGACTATTTATTTAAAAACATGTTTTTACTTGTATAACCAATCAATATAATTAAAATAATCTTTTCGTTCACTGCACCAGAATTTTGCCCTGTATATAGGGTGTTCGATTTTTTTGAGTGCGTATTCTACTAGACGTTCTCGAGCCTCGACATCAGTCTTTCTGCTCTGTTTGTTACTTGTCTGTACCATTTTGAATCTCTGCCTTCTATTGCGGCTTTAGTCCAATCACCTGAATCTAAGGCTTTTTTAAAGTTTTTAAATCCTGATAATCTAGTTCTGCCCATGTTGAACATCATGTTTACGAGAATTTCCTTTACCTCTCCAGGGAAGTCGTCCCATTGCTCGTAAAGTACTTGACACTCGGAAATTGCTGTATCTAAATCTTTCTCAAAACAATCTTTAACACGGTCTTCGTCAACTGGAAATCCAAGTTCCTTACCATATTCAGGATCTGATTTTAATACTAAATGCCCAACACCAAATGTTGGTAATCCTAGATGATCGTGGTATACTTCGTATACAACACCTTCATCTATTTTTAATTGTTCAAAGACTGCTTCTCTATCTAATTTATTTTTTCCGAATCCAAACATTAAATTAGTCCTCTTTTTTCCAGATAGTCCAACCACCGTAGGCAATCATACCCCAACCAATTAAAGTTGTTGGTATTAGTAACATTGCTATGCCACCACCTATAAGGACTGCTCCGTCCCAACTTGTTCTTTCTTTTAATCTTGCTTTAATAAAATCCATAATAATCTCCATTTACAATTTTATTTATAAACTATTTCTTTTTACCAACTGTATTACTGACGTTCTTTGCTTTACCTTTGCGGTTTTTATTTGGATCGTTACGTCTCTTCTTTGATACTGCTTTACCTATTGCGGATTTACCACCTTTGGCTCTTAAACTTGCGGCTTTGCTTTTGCTTAAACACTTGGGTTTGCCCTCGCCTTTCTTAGCATCTCCACACTTGCCTATGCGTTCGCCTTTTGTATTGTAACGGTCCCAACCGCCACCACCGGCTCCGCCCTTCTTGCCTTTGCCAAACCAGGCTCTTAAATTTTCTTCTATTGCTATGGGTGTAAATTCTTGCATTACATCTTCAATAGAACCTTCACCATGGTCAACCATTTTACCTTGTGGGTCTAATAATACCCAAGCATTGTCGTCTGCGTTGTAGCCTTCTTCTCTGGCGTTTATAACATAACCGTTGCTAAGTTCAATAGGTGTATCACCGTACTCCCATGAACTGATAACATCTAATACTTCTTGATGTGGTAGTTGAGGATATATGACTCCACCAAAGTTACCCGTTGTTACTTCTTCATTCTTGACACAGTTAGGCACAGTCTTGCCAAACATCTTTTTAGTGCCTTTTTTGGTATAACCCTTCCAGCAACGGGTTCCTTCTGTAATTTCCCTGATTAACATTATTTATTCTTGGAGTTACCCCAATTCTTAGCACCTACTTTACGGCACTTGACTAAGGCTCCACTTGCGTATGCACTAGGCCATACTTTGTATCTAGATTTTACTTTGTGATAACAAGCATCTTTCTTTTTATTAGATTCATCTTCATCTAATATATTAGGATCTGTATAAATTGCTTTAATTTTTTCAATATCAATCTGAGGTAACAACTTTAGTAATATTTCTTGAGATGCTTGTGCAACTTCAGTACGGTAAAACATCCTTGTTTTCATACTATCTATACCGGCGCTGTTAATTGCATTTCCACCACCCCACCATTTTGCTACTCTTTTTAGATTACCGTCTGATACAACATCTTTAACTAGACTTATAGGCGACAGTACATCGGGGATTAAAGAAGAAAATGGGCCTTTACCTAGTGGTATTCTTCTTTTCGCTATTCTAGGAAACTTGGCTATTAGTTGATCTCGCCATTGCTTTATTACCTTCATGCCTTCGTCATGTAAAAATTGTTTTACTTTTTTATTATGACCGCTTTTTATATGTCTATGGCGAATTTTTTCACCTGCCGCCTTGTCGAATTTATCTTGTGTGATAGTTTCAATTTCTTCACCGACCAATTTTCCTCTGTAAGGATGTTTTTGTTCGGGTCCTCTGGTAGGTTTTACAAGTGCAGGTATTTTATCTTTTGCTTTTACTTGTACATTTACTACTTCTGAGATCTTCATTATCCCTAATTTATAATTCCTTTATATAATACTGTAACTTTGGCTGTACCGGCTGTGGCACCACCTGTAGTAACATATGCTCTAATAACTGTACTGGAATCAGTGTAAGTATGATTTGTTTCCTGAGTTCCCTGTGTTGTAGTATCAAACCCACTGTATAACCTTCCATTGTCCGCAGTATCACCTACTGATATTTCTGTTGTACTGTTTGCATTAGGCCAATTGGTAGTCGCTTCTACTGTTGTTCTTAAAACTTTAGTATTTGCTTCCGGTGTACCTACAGCAACAACAGAATCATTATATTGTACTGTTATTGTTTTAGTATTTATTTTATTTATGAGTGCTACGTCGTATTGTGATTTGTTAACGGCATGAGAATTTTCTGTTCCATCTGCAATTACAATATTTTCTAAACCGTCATCTTTATCTTTTATCGATATCACATCACTATTAGAACTGTCTATCTTAGCACCTTGTTTACCAAGTTCTAAAGTAGTACTAACACCTGCTATACCATAGTTTTTTACTGAGTCTACCATCTAAAACTCCTATAAAGAAATATTACCTAAGTCGTTGTTACTATTTTGAGAAGTATTAATTGAACCGTAATCTGTAACACTTACACTATCACTTGCTAATACAATACTTATTGTTGCGGTTCCGGCAGTTGCATTACCAGTTGTTATGTCATATTGTAGTACCCCTTCTGAAGTATATTCATATTGGAACTGTGAATGATATTGAGCAACTTTACTTACATCGACGTCACCGGATCTAATAAATCTAGAACCGTTAGCACTATCACCTATTTCTATATACGATGTAGTATTAACAGCATTGGTCCATGCACTTGGTATATCAACGGTAACTGAAAGTACTCTTGAACCTTCTGATATTGTGGCTAGGTTTCCAGAAGCACCATCATAATCTACATCTAAAGTTATATGTTGGACAAGGCCTTCAGTCGCCGCATCTAATTGTCCTTTTGTGATCGCTTGATCTGAAACTGTTGCATTAGCGATAGCAATTTTTTGTAGGGCATCGCCTGATGTGTAGAACCCAATTGCATTGGCATTACCGGCAATATAAGAACCTTGTTTACCTAGTTCTACATTTGCACTTACGCCTGCTAAATTATATTTTTTTACTGTGGCCATTTGTTTTTCCCCAAATATATTTGTAATTACATATGTATTTATCTGTTGTTGACAAAAATTTAATAACAATGTATAATAATATATGTTTGAGTATAGAGTAATCCGTAATAATACTAGTAATAAATTGACATTTACTATTAAAACTGTTGAATTCGACGAAAATAATAATCCTGTAAATATTTTAGATGATTCTGGTCATATAGAAGCAGGCAATTCTCAAGAACTTATGGTATTGTTAATAGAATTTATGAGCTCACTAACGAAACCAATAATAGATCGATCCCTTTTTAAGGCCGATAACCAGCCTGCATACAAAAAGGCAATGGAGATATTTAAGAATGTTTGACAACAATATTAACCGTATAGGATTCTGCTGTAAATATTTAGATCAGGATCAGACTCAGCCTAAGAAACTATTGGAAGATACACAGCGACCCTACAACACTAGATCTACTACTATTGCATGGCTTAAACGTCAAACAGTGGATGTTGCAGAGCAACGGTTGTGGGACCTAATGGAACACAATATACAAAGTTTTTACAACCTTGTGCAATATACAGGCAGTCTAATACCTCAACGTAGAATGGTACGACTAGGCAGTGATTGTTTGCCAGCCTTTACAGAGGAAAATTGGTCTTACTTTTGGCAAAAGCCTGATGTACAAGCATACTGTGAAAAAGAATTTGCTAAGGTTGGCGAACTTGCTAGACAATTAGATGTTAAACTAAGTTTCCATCCTGGACAATTTTGTGTACTTGCTAGTGATAATCCTGATGTTGTTAGACGTAGTATTGAAGAGTTTGAATACCATGTTGATATGGCACGTTGGATGGGCTACGGTAAAGAGTTTCAGGACTTCAAGTGCAATGTACATATTTCTGGTAGACAAGGATATCAAGGTATTATTAATGTGCTTCCTAAACTTACACCCGAGGCTAGAAACATTATTACTATCGAGAATGATGAAATGTGCCATGGACTAGATCAATCTTTACATTTAGAAAAACATCTTGCTCTTGTACTAGACATACACCATCATTGGATACGTGATGAAGAATACATACAACCAGACGATGACAGAGTAAAACGTGTTATAGATTCGTGGCGTGGTGTAAGGCCTACTTTGCATTATAGTTACAGTCGTGATGAGTGGTTACCAGAAGGGTATACACACGATGAGAAACATGACATAAATATACTACTAGAAGACGGTAGTAAAAAGCAAAAGTTACGAGCACATTCTGACTTTTATCCTAATACAACTGTAAATGAATGGGCATTGAGTTTTTGGGACGACTTCGATATACAATGCGAAGCAAAAGCAAAGAACCTAGCCAGCCTACAACTATATGAACAATCCAAACAAAATAAAAGAATGCTTACTTGATATAAAATTTAAAGGCAAACGTGTCTGTCTGGTTACCAATTATAGAACTGGTAGTACATTTTTTATAAGAGAAACATTTAAAGTTAATAAAATACCCCCAACACCAAACTGGGAACATTTTAATTCAACTAAATCATTTAACGAAAGTTTTAATTTACTACGAAAAGGACCTTCATTTATTTTTAAACTTATGCCGGATCAAATAGATCATAGTGTATCAGGTATTAAACAAATTGCAAATAGATGTGATGAAATGGTTTATCTTTATAGAAGAGATTTTGTTGCCCAAGCAAGTAGTTGGGTAGCATGGAATTTAACCGGAGACCATGAGCACCACTGGGGCGAAGATAGAATGTATGAGGTAGAGCCCACACAGGAAATTGCCGACAAATATACAAACCAGTTGTTAGAAAACTATCAGTCTATGAAATATATCTATAATCAGTATCCTGGAAAAGTATTTTGTTTAGAGGATTTCCCAAATCAATACCCATATAATAGAAATTATAAATGGATGTCCAAAGTCAGTATTCCAAAATACAATGTCCAAAAAGAAGTATTCAATATTCAATAATGGAATCTAAATTAGATATTAAATAGCAGTATGAAGGTTTTAATAATTGGTGGCTGTGGCTATGTAGGCTCAGCAATTGGTAAACATCTTGCAGACAAACATGAGATTACCAATATAGATTTAGAATGGTTTGGTAATCATTCTTATGCCCATACTATTAATATGGACTACAATGATTTAACACCTAAGTTCTTAGAGCAGTTTAATGTTGTGATACTCACAGCAGGTCACAGTAGTGTTAAAATGTGTGACACAGACTTACAAAGCAGTTTTAATAACAATGTAAGGAACTTTGTAAACCTCACTAACAAACTCACAACACAAAAATTTATATACGCCAGTAGTGCCAGTGTGTATGGCAACACGTCAGATACTAACATAGCAGAGGACAACGTAAACTTTAGTCCTATAAACTATTATGATATGACTAAGTTGCATATAGATCACATTATGCATTTAAGTCCTTTAGACTATTATGGTTTGAGATTTGGTACAGTAAATGGGCCAGCACCTAGTATTAGAACAGATGTGATGATTAATGCCATGGTGAATACTGCTATGCAAAAAGGTGAGATACATGTATTCAATGCTGACACTCGCAGAAGTATATTAGGCATAAACGATTTATGTAGAGCAGTAGATACGATTATAGATGATAACATTATGTCCAACAGAGGTATATACAATACAGCAAGTTTTACAAATACAGCAGGAGAGATTGCTACAGCAGTAGGCAAACATGCAAATGTTCCTGTTATAGACAAAGATCCTCCTAGTGTTATCTTTAATGAGAAGTTACAAAACAAAACATATGACTTTGGTATAAGTACTGCAAAGTTTGAGAATACATTTAACTTTAAGTTTACAGATACATTAGATAGTATTACACAGGAGATGGTAGATCAATATGCAAAATGCAATAGAAACCACAGAGCAGAACTCGTACACTACACTTAATAATTGTGTAGCATGTGGGGGTTCTAACTTAGAACAATTCTTAGACTTGGCTGAACAGCCACTTGCAAATAACTATCATGACGGCAGTGGTGCAGGTGATGGTTACCAACTTGGTCTTAACTTATGTACTGATTGCTATCATACTCAACTACCTGTAAGTGTAGACCCAACAGCAATGTTTGATCATTACTTATATGTAACAGGTACAAGTCAAACACTCAGAGACTACTGTGATTGGTTTGCACAATTTGTTACAGACAGAGAGCAACTTACACACGGCAACGTTTTAGATATAGCATGTAATGATGGAACACAATTAGATAGTTTTAGAAAGTTAGGCTGGAAAACATTTGGTGTAGATCCTGCTAAAAATTTATTTGAAATAGCATTAGCGAAAGGACACATGGTGCGTAATGCATATTGGCCTATTAGTTATCCGCAGATGGATGTGATCACAGCACAGAATGTTTGTGCCCATACTCCTAACCCACTAGAGTTTTTAGAGGGAGTAAAGGCATCGCTTACTTCAAAAGGTACAGCATACATACAAACAAGCCAAAGCCAAATGTATCAACGTAATGAATTTGACACTACATACCATGAGCATATAAGTTTCTTCAGTGCTAACAGTATGAAGACATTAGCCGAACGAGCAGGTTTAGTATTAACTGATATACATATTGCTCCTATACATGGTGATAGTTATGTGTTTGTATTAAAACATCAAGGTGCTGATGTACAAAGTTCAGTGGCAGAAACTATTAGTAAAGAAGACAAAGAAGGAAGACACACTTCTAACTTTTATAAAACATTTGGATTAAATGCTAGAAGTATAGTTGAGAAATTAAAAGACCTAGTTACTAAGTGTCAAGCAGAAGGCACACCTGTAGTAGGTTATGGTGCGGCGGCTAAAGGTATGACAGTACTAAATGCAAATAACATACAGTTGGATTGGATAGTAGACGACAATGAATTAAAACAAGGCTTACTTACACCAGGTACCAACATACTTATTAAAGACAGAAGTAGTTTAGATATAGACGAACACATAGTTGTCATACCTTTAGCATGGAACTTCTTTGATGAGATAAGAGCTAATGTAGAAAAAGTTAGACAAGATAAATCCACACAATATGTCCAATATTTTCCTCAAGTGAGATTTATGTAATGAAAAATTATTTAATAAGAAGTTTGTATAAAATAAAATCGCCTATGTGGTTTCAAGACCGTAGTGCAGAAGGAGATTTATACGACTGGTATATGAAGATGCATGATATCAGTTTAAGATCATTTGAAAAACACCTGGAGGGGGATTGGGAATTTAAATTTTTTAATAAAGAAGTAGATAATATACAAGAAGTTTTTAAAGATCACTTCTTTGAAATATATGATATATGGAAACAGGGTGATACAAATATACTTTATTGTGGGCCTGATAATATTGTTATGAAGCCTACAGAAATTTTTGGCAAGTATAATGATTTTATGATGTTTAATTATACTGATCCTAAAACCAGCAATGAACCAAACCATTACAATATACAACACCAACATTTCTTTAATGCAGATGTTAGATATTATCCTAGCACCATGAGTCAAGATATTTGGGACATGGGATTAGAGATGGCAGAGAATTGGGACTTTAATAGTTGGAACACAGAACAGTTTATATTAAACAAAATGTTATGGGACCAGCCTAATAGAACTTTAGATAATACATTAAATCCTTTGATGGCATATCAGGGACATGAATTATATCTAGACGACTGGGAAAAGAGAAAAGCATACTCTAATAATTGGAACGGATGTGAAATCAAGGATGCACACATAATACATCTACATGGAAGTCGTAATGCTCCTAATAAATTTGCTCTTATTGAACAATTAGAAGAGCTATCCTAACAATGCTTGGTGGCCACCGTGCATATCAAATGTTGGAACAGTCATTTGCAGTTTCTCCTGCTATTCTAGGCTTTACTACGAGGGAGCCAATTTTTTATTACTGTTAGACTGAAATCTATTCTGCCCAACAATATTATTTAACATATTTGTAAGAAATGATGGGTTTTAGGTGCAAAATGACTTATTTGAGTCAAAAAAAAGGCTTAGATTGCTCTAAGCCTTTCTTACTGTGTATATCTATTTCTTGTTAAAGACGTGGTATAGTATCCAAACACCTACTAATCCTAGTAAGCCTTCGTTACTCAATCCATTTAAGATAGCCATGATGTTTGTAACAACCTGGAAATCTCCTAGGAAAGGAACTGCTCCGCCAAATAATACTTCAAGTACTACTCCAAGAGCAATAACACTGATACCGACTTCTGTAAGTTGTCTGGCCCATCCGCCAACACTTTTAAGAATATCCATATATCAACCTCCATGAACGACTTGATTGTACGTTCACATATATTTACGAGCCAATAAACAAAACTTAAAACAGTTTATAACATTAAATACAGTTATATATAATGATAATAAATGGATAAATGACATGTTAATTCAAAAACCACTAGAAAAAAATGATATTGTATCAGTAAAATTGATTACGGGCGAAGAAATTATAGCAAAATTTGAAAGTGATGATGATAATCACTTACAGGTTTCTAGAGCAAGTATAGTTGCACCCAACCCAGAAGGCGGGTTAGGATTAGTACCATGGATGATGAGCTCAGCACCGGACCTAATTAAAATAAATAAAACTACAGTAGTTACATATTCACCAACAGTAGAAGGTATAGCAACTAAATTTGTTGAAGCAACAACTAATATCGCTATAGCAAAATAGATACTTGACAAACCCACACAAAATGTTATAATATATGTAACTTTTAGGAGATCTTATGATTGAAACAGGGTTTGTTACAGCAAAAGCATTGATGATGGCAATGATGTTTCAAGCAGGAACACCGATTGATCAGAGTAATATAGAAGAAACATATTGTATGTCTTTAAATATTTACTATGAAGCACGAGGCGAGAGCTGGAAAGGCAAATCAGCAGTTGCTCATGTTGTTAAGAATAGAGTAAAACATCCAAAATATCCTAATACAATCTGCGGTGTAGTTCTAGAAGCAAAACTTTGGAAGGGCAAACCTATAAGAGAGATGTGCCAATTTGCATGGTATTGTGATGGTAGACCAGATATTCCTCAATTAAGATACAAAGCAGAACCCAGAAAGGGTAAAGCAATTAAACCTAATGTAAGAGATTGGGAACATAGTGTGGCTACGGCAATACAGGTAAAGAACGGTTATAGTAGAGATTTCACAAAAGGTGCCACACATTATTACAACCATAACATATCAACACCCAGTTGGAGTACAGTTTATCCAGTAAGTACAGTTGTAGGCAATCATACATTTTTAGTAAGGAACGATTAATTTGATAGTTTTTGAAAACTTAAATAAAAGACATGTTGTCGTTACAGCATGTAAAGTTGCATCAACTTCTTTACAAGAATTTTTTACTGATACAGACTATATGGGAATAAGCCAAAAGCGAAATCAAGGGGTTACTAGTAAGAAAGAACTTATGAAGGATTTATTATCAAAAGAATTTTGTAATAAATTTGATAAATTTACATTTGTTGTGAGAGATCCTCAAAACCGATATATTTCAGGAGTTGGAGAAGTTTTAAAAATAGTATGGTTAATTTCTGATAGTGTCATAGACAAACTTAATTGGGTGCCTCGATCTTTTAATAAAAATAATTTTAAAGTACATCATATTAGCAAAACCTTTGAGCAACAAATTTTTACCAAGATAATTTTAAACAATCTTATGAGACAAAACAGTAATGACTATAGTTTTGGCTTAGACCCTCATGTAAGTAACTGGATGGTGAATATACTGGTTCCTATACTAGCAGGTAAAGAAGTGGAAATTGTTGTAGTTAATGATTTAAATAACTGGGCTGAGAGTAACTTTAACAGAATCCCTACTGACAGAAATAAAACATCTAATGCACTAAAAGGAACAGTTGAGAAATGTGTAAGAACATTACGGTGTTTTGATAAAATAGATTACTATCTTTTTTCAGAAAAAAATATTTTTAATTGGGTAACCAGTGAAGATTTCAAATCCTTATCTAATACAGAAAAAATTAAACAAGCAAAGGATTTATTACGAGAAAATATTTCTAATAAAAATGGATTTGTTACTTACATAAATGATACTATGGTCATAAATAATACATTAATAGAAAATTTGGAAAAAAATTTATAGCCTAATAGATTTGTTAGAACAATAAGATAAATATATACTGTTATAATACACGCAGAGGAGTGACAGTATGTATGAATATAGATGTAAAGTCTTAAGAGTAGTTGACGGTGATACAGTTGATGTAGATATAGATTTAGGTTTCGGTATTTGGCTCAAAGACGAAAGAGTTAGAATGATGGGAATTGATACACCTGAAAGCAGAACGTCAGATAAAGTAGAAAAACTATTTGGCTTAGCCGCAAAAAGCAAATTAAAAGAACTATTAGGCAAAACAGCAGTTCTTAAAACACAAGTAAATAAAAACGGCGAAGACATGAAAGGTAAGTTTGGTAGAATACTAGGCGACTTTGATGTGTATGATATAGAAAAAGATGCATGGCGTCCATCAACAGATATATTAATTGAAACAGGCAATGCAGTAGCATACTTTGGTGGAAGTAAAGAAGAAGTACAAGCAAAACATATGGTTAATAGAGAAAAATTATTAAGAGAAAATGTTGTTACACAAAAAGACTTTGATAAAGCAGTAGCAATAATGGAAAAAAAGAAAAAGTAATTAGCCAGATCATACAATAAAATACTTGACAATACTTAAATAGAATGTATAATAGATTGTACATATAGAGGTAATGTTATGGCAAAAAGATTTTACTCAGGTAAAACATATACCCACGCAACTGGTCACAGTTGTGCATTTAGACAATGGAGAGCAGATAGTCACTGTAACTTAATACATGGCTATGCTTTACAATTTGAGTTTACTTTTGGTTGTGATGAGTTAGATGATCGCAACTGGGCAGTAGACTTTGGTGGCTTAAAGCCACTTAAAGAATGGTTAAAAGAAATGTTTGACCATACTTATTTGGTAGCCAGAGACGATCCTGAAATGGAGACAGTTCAAATGTTAAATGACAAAGGTCTTATTGACATGAGAG